GTCCCTTATCCTCGAAGTAACCCTCGGGGCAAACACTTGCTGTCATCGGAAACGACGCAGAGCCGCTGGCAACTGGCGAGCACGTCGCGTATCCGCCGCGAAAACGACGGAACGCACGACGAGACTTGCGGTTCACCTTGCGATTACGACGAGAGTTCTTGCGCGAGTTCTTACGGTTCTTGCGGTACATTTTACGCGAATTCTTGCGGTTCGCCTTGCGCGAGTTCTTGCGGCGTCCACCTACCTTGCGGCTCTTGCGTGATGCACGGCGGCTGCGACGACGCCGGGCACCACCGAACTTCTGGTTATCCGTATTGTAAAGGGGGACCCTCGGATCAACGCCGCCGGGCCAAGTTGTATACGCATTGCGGCTAGATAGCGGAGGCTGCTCCGGTGGGGATCGAATTAGACCGTTCATCTTCTATTTCTTACGCAGGAAATTTAATATGCGCTTGCACCAGGCACAATTGTCGAAGGAAAATACCTTTTTGAATTGTTGCAGACCACACTACGCGCACCATACGCCAGTGCCGCCGTCTGCTTAGTACCCTGGAAGGACGGTAGATTATCACACGCTCCAGGAGTGGATAAGTATACCAGGGGATTCGCATAGGGTGCGGGGTTTCCTGAGTATTGATAAGGGACCGGTATTGTATAAGGAATCTGAAATCCACCCTGCGCAATAGGCGGAAGGTAGAAATTAGACTGACTCTGAATAATACCACACGACACCGCAGGAATTGGTGGCTGTATAGGAGTTGTATAATCGCCTCCAAATCCAATACGCGTGCTATCAAGCAGATCCATATTTGTTAAAGAATTACCCAATTGCTGTGTTGATATATTGTAAATTGAATAATTAGTTGTATTTGGTAGCACAGCGGGAAGACTATAGGGAGGAGTATACGTCTGATTTGTTGCCTGCCGAATAGCCCAGGTACGAAGTCCGGACTCTGTAACTCCGCTACGACTAGTAAAGGTACTCAACGAGCGTGTTTTGTATCTCATATACTGACCGGCGTCCATCTTGTAAGGAATAAGAAGAAAAAGAAAATCAACCAACCCATTAAGAGAATCGCATGAGCACAAATACACTAACACCGGCTGTAAGCATCTCTATTGCGACAGTATTAACCCTTTTTGTTGTTGGAGTATCACTATATAAGCGAAATTTACTCATTGAAGATAATTTTGCTGATGTGAATACCTTAAAGTCTTTAGAGAAACCTAGACTCTATTGGTTTGTTGATGCTGAGACAAATTCCCGCCATTGGTGGGACTTTGGTGCACGTAATAGCAATATGCCGAATCGTGGCTACCTCCAAGTATCCCTAGAAGCCCTGAAACGCACACAGGGTGCTGATTTCAGTATTGTACCACTCATCGGACGTAGCGCAGTACTTGCCCTTTTTCCTAATATCGATAAGAAAGTTACCCGTCTACCTCCTGCCCTATGGCGCCGCTGGGTAATTGCCAATATATGTAATACTCGCGGCGGACTTGTAATGGATGCGAACTCAACCCTATGTCTAGGTCCAAGCTTCTACCCGCTAATTAAGGGTCTCGATACGGCAGTATTCGGCACCGACCCCGATGAGCCTCGTGTAAGTACTGCAACCGCCGTCGCACCCGGACCTTCTCCATATGTAGGTTGGGCGGCGGTACCAAACACAGCGTCGTGGACGTATGCCGCAAAAGAAATAAATGATTTATTCGAACGTGGACCTCAAGCTTGGAGCGCAGCAGTTGCGCGCCGTCAATCACTCTACGTATGGGAACATCAGAAGGATCTAGGAACGGTAGTTCTTCGTGCCGCCGACGGTGGTAGACTTCCTGATGGACGCCCGCGTGAACTTGAAGATCTTTTTGGACGTCTGAGAGATGATGAAAATGACCCCAAATCGGCTGTGCTACCCAATACAGTATTTATGTCTTGGGACGGCGATCAGCTTGTACGCCGCTTTGAGTTCAATTGGTTCTGCGCACTAAATGCCGACGAAGTGAAAAACAGCGACACATTATGGACAAAACTAGCGGGGTACTAAAGTGTTATTTACTCGTCATTGACTGAATTGAGTGAGAAAGCGTAATAAATATCGAGCAGTTCCTCTAGCGCTTCACGATTCACTCCACCAGGTGAACAGAAAGCGCGCACTAGACCACGCGTGAAGTTGTTTTCATTGGCAAGGTTATACATCACATGGTCGCGAATCCTACGAACAGTCTCATCAATGCTAATATTAGGATTCGCATACAGATTAAACGGATGATCTGGCTGATTGATACTATAGTCTATATTATCAATAAGCAAATGAACAATGGCATTGGCGACAGTCGTATGCTCTTGGGAGTCATCAAATTCACGAACAAAGTTTTGAGCTAGGTTTGTGAAATTGTTTAGTTCGATTTGGTCGATAGGCATAGTGTTGAATGAATAGGAAGAAGGATGCTATTAACCCTGTTTACTTAGTAGCCTCATCAATTTTTTCATTTTTACGCCGTCTGACTGGCGTTGCGTGACGGTAACGAGACTTAATAGGACGAACTGTATTTGGTGGCTCATTAATCCATTGTACAAGTTCAGCTTGCGGAAAGCGGAAACGTGGAAAGCTGGGCGCAGCTGGATCGTGGAGTCCTAATGCAAGTAACGCAGTAGGAACAAGTGTATGAGGCAATCCTAAAACAGCACCCACCCCGTCGGAGGAAAACCCTTCCATTGGGCAGCTGGCAAGTTTAAGTTCTGCCGCCGCCGCTAAAGCAAATCCTAGTGCCAAATATGTCTGATGCTTCGCCCACTGAACCGGATGACTATTACCAGATAAGGCGCTACGAATCATAGATTCTAGATTTGCCGGTGGCTTCGTTTGAGTTAAAAAATGCTCTAGATGCTCTTCTAGATTATTCCGAGTACAAAACACAAGTAAATGAGTACACTGCTCAACTTGGGGCTGTCCATAGCACGCTGGTATTAACGCCTTCTTCACCTCATCGCTTGTCACCACCTTTACAACGTAGGGCTGAATACCAAAACTACTCGGTGCGTTGACAACGGCATTAAGAATCGGTTGAATATCGGGAACAGGAGACATTGCTGTTGGTTTGGCGAAGCCTTTCTCGGCACGTCGCCATTCTAAATTAGCAAGAAAAGACATTGTATGGCTCTTCTCGTGAAAAAGGTTTGTATTCCGCGGGTTTTACGAAAAAACTGAAATGGGGCTGGACTTCGAACAATAAGTTAAATGGTTCTACCGTCATTATCGCCTATGGCAAACAGAACAAGGTTTACAACAGTTGAAAATGGTGATCCATTCATTATGTTTGGAATACCAAGTATTATTATTATCCTTATAGGAATTCCTGTGATTCTTATCTTATTATATCGCCATTATAATAAGAAACATCACATATTGCCTCATTTTGAACCTGTAATAGTTAGGACGTCCCCTCACGCCGAAGGCGATGGGGCTGCCTAGATTTCGGCTTTGCCGAAACCTAGGACGTCCACTCCGCAACCGGGCTTAATGTAATTCCTAGATTTGGACGACTAATTACCTCCTGTAGGAGTTGGTAATGAACCGTTTTTACGTAATCGTAATTTCCCTGTTCATACTGCGTGGCGAATATCGAAGCGACCGTAGGCTCCGCTGACTCCTTAAACTCAAAGTACTTATCAAGCGTCGGAATCTTGAGAAGGCTATCACGAGGTCCCTTGAAGCCTGTCTTCATTGTGCCACCCTGAGTTTCGAACAATTGCTTAATCACATTGGCGGGGAACTTGGCAAGTAGAAAGCGCCGGTTATTGAATTCCGTCGTATACGTATCGATCTTTTTGGCGTGTTTGAGTCCGAACTTCTCTTCAAAGCCGGCAAGGACCGATGCGACGGCTTCGGCGTTGGAAAGTTCATAGGCGGTGCAAATGAGTCCGCGACCATTATTAATATCCGCTTTAATGCAGTCAACAACGGGTCCACGGCGGAAATAGAAACCGGACTTACCGTGGAAAACGGTCACGTCCTTCTGTGTGTCATAGACGATGCTAACAATGCCGGCTTCACTATCCTTACGTAGATGGTGTTCGGCAGGTAGATTGTTTACAGTGCGGTTAAGTGCTTGTAGGGTCTCGGCGGCTAATGGTTCGCAAAAGATGGGCATCGTCTATGTTATAGAGATTATTTCGGGTTTAGGTCTTAATCGGTGGTCTAAAACCCTACCGATATGGAAGTATTAGAAATGGCGTCTACTAAAAAGACGATATGTCTAAATATGATTGTGAAAAACGAGTCTCATATTATTGTAAATACACTAAAACATATTATGAAGTTTATTCCAGTGGATTATTGGGTAATTAGCGATACAGGTTCAACCGATAATACGCGCGAACTCATTAAGGAGTTTTTTGCGTCGTGTAATATATCAGGCGAACTTGTTGAACACGCATGGCAGGATTTTGGATACAATCGTACCAAGGCATTTGAGGCTGCCTATAATAAAACCGACTATGTCTTTGTATGGGATGCCGATGATGAAATTCACGGAGACTTCAAATTACCGGCTGTTCTCGATGCGGATTTTTATAAGTTTATCTTTGGCGGTGGTGAAGGTATACGTTACTCGCGTCCGCAGTTATTTAACAACCGCAAGAAATGGTGTTTTAAGGGGGTTTTACACGAATATGCCTCGTGTCTAGAAGAATGTGCGGCGCCAGTCGATGTGCTAGGAAATTATTTTTTCTTTTCAGGTCGTTCAGGAGATCGCAATAGGGATCCTGATAAATATCTCAAAGATGCGTTTATCTTGGAGAAAGCTGCCGAAAAAGCACTTGTTGAGAAAGATCCATTGTACAATCGGTATATATTCTATTGCGCGCAAAGTTATAACTCCGCAAATCGGCACGAGAAGGCGATTGAATACTATAAAAAAGCCCTTACACTCAATCTATGGATACAAGAGCTCTATGTTGCGTGCCTAGAAATCTTTGATCAATATGTTCTTCTAGATAAACCGTTTGAAGGCTTGAGTTATCTTGTAGAGTCTTTTAAGTACGACAAAACCCGCATTGAATGTATCTATCGGCTTATCAAATATTATTGCATTCACGATGGTCCTGATATTGCATATATGTATTATACACTCATACAGAATTATTTCGAAAATAATTACAATCCAGACCTGCTAGGCGATAAACTATTTGCTAAGAAAGTGGAATATGAATTCTATTTGCCATATTATATGATTATTTTATGCGATAAAATGAAGCATTATGATACATATATCAAAATGTATGAGATAATTTTTAAGTATAAATATGTTGCAGGTGAATGGTGGATGCACAATTTGATTTTTAATTTACAATTTGGTATATCCCATTTACCCAAGAATACTGAATTCTTACAAAATTTACTCATCTATATTGATGTAGCACGGCACCGCGGTATACGGTTCAATCATGCACATTATGATATTGTGACAAAAGTTATTCAGTTCTATCGTCCTCAGCTTACGGCACCCGTAACCCGTAAAATAACTCCGCGCACCGCAAATCCCAAGATTATGCTGACAATGACTACGTGTAAACGATTTGACTTATTTGAGCAAACGGTTAATTCCATTCTTAATAATTGGCTAGATGTGGATAAGATTGAGTATTTCTATTGTATGGACGATAACTCAAGTGTAGAAGATCGGCAGAAGATGCGCACACAGTATCCGTTTTTCGATTATTATATGAAGTCGCCTGAGGAACGGGGTCATCGCGAAAGTATGAACTTAATATGGAAAAAATTATCCGAGATGAAACCGCTCTATTGGATACATCTTGAAGACGATTGGGTATACATTCGTAAGGAATTCTACGTTTCGCGTGCGCTCAGCTACTTAATCAAGTATGAGGAGCGAAATGTCCATCAAATTGTATTTAATCGCAATTATGGAGTCGTCTACGACCAACTTCGTGGAAATGGGGGCATTGAATTAGAACCTGGATTTACCCTTCACGAAAAGCGCGATGATATTGTTGGACCTAACAGTGGATATTGGCCTCATTATTCATTACAGCCTTCAATGACGCGCGTGTCGAAGATACTTGAACTCGGCAATTACGATAGTCCAAACAAGTTTTTTGAACGTGATTATGCAGATAAATACTTCGCAGGCGGGAATCAAACCGGGTTTTTTAGTTCTATTCACAGCATTCATATTGGAAAACAGCACTGGGAAAAGGATGGGATGAATGCATATACACTCAATGAAGTCCCCCAATTTGTATCATCTATCCCTAAAAATATGCCGCTTCCTGCGCAGGGCACAATGCGTGAACATCTCGATATTCTACTGGATAAAATTACAAAGGGTGTACCGTTTGCCATTATTCGTCCCAGTGACGGTGAACGTTCAGTTATGCTAGGAACTACACTGACAAACTGTGATAATTGGACGTTTCGTGCGGGCGGACGCCTTCAACAACAATTACTAGATGCGGTTAAAATAGTGGATCCCAATCTCTATATCGGCATTCCTTGTAATAGTTGTAATAAAAACTGGAATTGTACCGCAGAAATTTACAACGATTTTATTACAAAATTCAATATTCCTCTATCGCAGCGGACGTATGCGAATATTTTTGGAAATTCGAACTGGGATGTATTCATTAAGTTTCTAAAGGGATATACGAAGGGATTCTATGTTGTTACATCGGGTACAAAGGATGGAGTTCTACCAATTAAGGCACGCCACATTATCGATGCGCAACTTGTCGATATATGGGATACGAAGAGCAATGAAGAGACTGGTCGCCTTCTTGAGTTTATAAAACCTCTCAAACATGAGCTTATTTGCTTCTCAGCGGGACCCCTTTCAAAGATATGGATTCCTATGTGTATGAAACTCCATCCGACCAACACTTATCTTGATGTGGGTGCGTCGATCGACATATACACAAAGGGAAAAACTGTACGCTTCTATACAGAAGCGGAGCATCCATTTGCAAAGGAGACCTGTAAGTTTCTAACAAATAGTTGATGTGGTGGTGTGGCATTTATTATTTTATATAACGCAATCAAATCAATTTGGTTGCGTTATATATATTTTTTACGCGATTACTTACGGGTATTCTTACGGCGTGTTCGTCGGGTTCGGTGTGCACGCTTTTTTCCAGCAGCTTCAGCCTTTTTTAATGAATTATACGATTTCTCTAGTTCGGTCGGTTCTCTAGGTCGCATAGCTGCTGCTACTGCTGCAAGATGTGCGTGGTGCGCAGGTGTAAAATTGCTTAAATTTATATTTCGCGGGGCTCCCTTTGGCGCAACTATTACAGGTAGCGGAGATTTAGATGATTTTGTATTCCCCGCCAATTGTTGCGCCGCTTGTATTTTTAGCATATTTGCGTACGTCTGTGCGGTCTCGGGCATCTGCTATTCTATTGTTAGAATTTCAGCGAGCCAAAGCTTGCTAATAGATCATTGACACCTGCATTTTTCTGCTTCTTTGCCGCATTACGATTAATCATACGCTGTAGTTTCTTGATATTTGCGTTAGTTACATTGTTGTTCGCCTTATTACTACTGTTGTGGGATCCCATCATATTATTGTTGTTCATTACGGCTTCTGTCTTATGCTTCTCTAACGCTTTTTCGCACGATATACGAATCTTGCCAAGGTGAATCGCCAAGTCTGCTTGTAAATCGGAAATAATATCGCCATCGTTTTCTACAATGCGCTCTACCTTGCTTACCATCGGGGCTAAGCGTTTAAGGGCTAAGCCGTATCGGGTGGGCAAAATATTCGCATTACGGTTAAGCATACTCTTAACGTTACGCTTCGTAAGTTTTACCTTGAACGCAGCGGCGGGTCGGTATTTACGGGTTGCATGACCTATTTTTGTCATATCTACTTACGACGCCGAGTTTTCTTGGAGGCTTTACGGGCTTTGCGGGTTTTGCGGGACGATTTTGGTTTTTTACCAAACGTTTGTGACCACCAATTTACAAATGTTCGTGGTGCACTAGGTATAGGCATAGGCATAGGCGAAGCTATAGGAGCACCAAGCATAGAACGACGGCGCCAAGCAGGAATTTCGTCACGATTATGTCTTGCGCGCAATTCTAAAAATGTATTATTTAGTGTATAATTCACTCTGTCTTGCGAACTATTTTGCGCTCGTCTACGCGCAACAGGATCATCCCCTTCTGGACGCATATCACGAATACTATCTTTAATCATTTTATCGGTGTCTCTCATTTGCTTTAGAATGTCTACCTTAATAATACTTTCATCATTTCGTCTTCGCTCAAGATTGCTTATCATAGTGGCTTCAGTAACATCATCTTCTACTGCTTCAAATATTATACGTCTTATAAATTTTGGATCTTGATCCTCCGTATTCTCATTATATTTTGTATGCCAATAAGCTTTTCTTTCAGGTGTATTTAATAATCCACATATTCTTTCGATACGATTAAGCATAGCAGCATATCGATCTTTAATCCATTGAATAGTTTCTCCACGTTTTGCTATTGTTCGAATACTTACGGGAAGTGGGGATTTTCTATTTTTCTCAAGAATAAGTTTATAAGCAGGGTCATCACTTAAATCCATAAATAGTTTATCTAATGGACCATAATCGTCCTGACCGCTGGCAGAATTCGCACGAAGTTCTGATGATGTTACAGATGATTTACGCTTACCGCTAGGAGAAGAGGATGGTTGCGGAGATGGGGGTGGTTGCGGGGGCGGTGGCGGCAGATCTTTATGTATCATAGCCCATATTAAATTTGGATATGTTGTATTAGTACCATTTGCATTAACAGTTACAGCACTTATAATATATTTATCATCTTCCTCTCGTTTTACACAGGTAGCCCACTTAGGAAGAGACGATTCTTGTACATTTAGAAAACATCCTATAATATCCTTCATTAACTCGTCACTGTCTGGTATAAAATCACCGGTGCCATCCAATCGTGTATTTTTAATGTATAAATGATTACTTTTAAAGTTATTACACATCGCACAAGAACCATCGTAAAGACTCCTCATTATATCAACATCGGTAACTGGATATGTTGAATTTGCCAAGTAGTCTAAAAATGCCATTAATGCGGCAGGAAGTATATGCTCACACTCAAATTGATTTCTGCTAGGATCACAGATTGTTAATACTTTACCATCTTCTTGAATATATTGTTTACTAGGATTCTTGAATAAATTTGTACCATAACCACATATCCAACAAGGTATTGTATTATTTCTTATATCGTATCCTGCCAGCTGGCACTGTTTACTTGTCTTACTTGATTCAAATTTATCACGATTTATATTATACGAATCTAATATTATTAACGCTTTATTGTATGTCTTAACCACATAATCCTCGTTTTTATTAATTCTTCTTTGCGCCTGCTGTCCTGGAGTTTCTCGAGTTCCACCCGTAAGCAAGTAAGATTCATTTGACTCTTGTTTGTCTTTTTCTTGTTTATCAACAGTGGTTTGAACAAAAAAATTTACATCTGACCATTCATCGTCTGGATTCGTAAAAATCAATTCTGCGATTGCTTTTGTAAGTTCATCGTCATCTTTATGATTAAAGTTTAATCTAGTCGCAGCGTATGTATTGATTAAATTCTCCGAATTACTGTTCGAATTTGACAGCAAAAGTATATTTGCCAGCGCACCTTTAGGCGCCCGTTTCATTTTCAATGACGGTGGAGTATATAAAGGGTCTAAATATTGTGGCGGAAAAGGTGTGGAAAGCGGAGGTATAGATAGAGTCGGTCTAGCATTACTAAGACTTCTGGCATTACCCATACTTATACTTCCAGTTCCAGAATTAACATTGCCGACCGATCCAGGAGCTGGAGCACTTGCTGTACTTGCATTCATAGTCCTATTTCCAGAACTAGTATTACCAATCGATACTGAATCTCTTATTGGTGTCCCAGCTGAATTTTGATTCGCACTAATCTTAATAGACGTCTTACCCGTCGTACCTAACCGCTGTAAGGTATTACCATGTGCCGCCGCTGCTCTAGCCACATTTATTTGTGTAGGTGGTGATGGCGGCGGCAAAGTAATC